GCGGTGATCAGCCAGGTGATGACCCCGCCGCCGGCGGCGCTGGCCAGGCTCGCGGCGACCATCTGGCGGCCGTTGCGCTTGTGGCCCTGCTCGCCGGCCAGCTCGGCCTTGATGCCGCGGATGTCGGCCTCGTTCTGCCCGATCCGCACGTCGTGCTTGGCCAGCGTCTCGGCGTGGCCGCCGATCTTGGCGTCGATGGTGTCCAGCTTCGCCTCGACCCGGCCGAACGCGTGCTCGACGCCTCCGAACTCGGCGCTCATGTGACCACCCGCCCGCGGCCGGCCGCGGCCTGCTGCATGTGGAAGTGGATGGCGTCGGCCCGGTTGCGGGCGTCGGCGGCGACGACCGGGTGCCGGGTGACCGTCAGCTCGTTGTCCTGTTTGCTCTCGCCAGCGATCGACCAGTTGGTGCTGCCGGTGACGGTGTCGGTGCCGTCGACGACCATCAGCTTGCAGTGCATGATCGCGCCGTGCTCGCTGCGGCCGGTCGCGATCGAGCTGGCCGGGTAGTGCTCGCGGGCCAACAGGGCTCGCTCGTGGACGCCGCCGGCCTGGCTGGAGTCCAGGGTGAGCTGCACGACGCAGTGCGGATCGTCGAGCTTGCGGCGCACCGCGTCGGCCAGCTCCTGGTCGTCGAACCCGTACATCGCGATCACCAGGGAACGGGTGGCCGAGTTGACCAGCGTCAGCAGAACGCCGTGCACGTCGTCGATCGGCGACCAGAAGGTGCGCCGGCGCGGCGGGTAGCCGGGCGCGAACCCGCCGGCCTTGAACTTGTCGAGCTCGTCCAGACTGGACAGAGCCATGGCGTTCTCCCTTCCCCAGACGTACTAGTACGGTGCGACCCATTCGACGATCATGAACGTGCCGCCCAGGGACGTCCCCAGGTTCAGGGAACCCCCCGAGTTCTGATTCACGCCCATATAAACCGTTGCTCCAATTGCCAAGCTCTCGCACGCGACGGCCTGGATGATCGTGTCGTTGATCGGAGCCGCGCCGACCTCGCAGGACGCCACCGCGTTGGAGTTGGTGGTGCCGTTGACCAGGATCTTGACCGAGCGGGTGTTGGTCGCGTTTGCGGCCCAGTCGCCCTGCACCACCACCCGGTACTTGCCGGCCGTTTGGATGGTGACCTGGGTGGGCTGGGAGGCCACCCACATGTTGTCGGTGTTGTAGTTGGCCACGTTGAAGATCGTGACCGCGTCGACGTTCGTGGCGATGCCCAGGTTGGCGTTGATCGCCACCTTGCACATCGGCTTGGACGACACCCCCGAGGCGGCCGTCTTGCCGGTGGTCAGCTGGCACAACGTGTCGATGTTCGTGCCGTAGTTGTTCAGGTCGCCCTGGTGGGGAATCGTGCCGTCCACAAAGGATGTTAGGGCGCTCATCGCGACCATGTGTTTCTCCTAGTAGATGATCGCGTTGGAGCCCAACGTCCCGTACGTGGCGTCACCCAGGACCCAGGCGCGGGGGACGAATACCGGGCTCATCTCCAGATCCGTCTGCCACGTCAGGGTTTTCGCGCTGATCTTGTGGTTGATCGACTCGATGTAGTGGTCACCGGTCATGGTCACGCCGGCGCTAGTGCGGCGGGTCACGGTGTGCCGCTGGGAGATCTCCGCCCCCAGCACCGCCGGCCACGCGTTCGGCCGGGTCGTCGGATTGAGCGCCGAGGGGGTGACCGTCATCTTCTTGACCCGCAGCTTGGTCTTGCCGTACCGGGTGGTGTAGAACTGCGCCGCCTGTTGCAGGTCGAAATCGTTCGTGCACTGCACTGTCTTGGTCAGAATCCGTTGCCCGTACGGCGGATTCGCAACCGGAGGGTTCGGGTAGATCAGCGGCACCGTCGAGTCCGGCCGCTCCAGCGTCGCCCCGGAGTAGGTGTAGTTGGGGTCGAACCCGTACTTGAGCGGCACATACGGGATCTCGCCGGCGTCCGCGTGCTCCCCGAACACGTACAGCGGCGTTTGGATCAGGTAGCGGGCGGTGCGGTCCTCCCATGTGGGCAGGCCGCTGCCGGCCGCGTAGAACTGGCCGTTCTCGCTGTCGGTGATCTCCTGGATCACGTCCAGCACGAACCGGCCGTCGTAGGAGAAATCATTGGCCATGGCCAGGTAGCCGTTGCCGGAGTTGGCCCAGTTGGCGGCCGACCAGTAGGAGGTCAAGAGCCGGAACACCCGTGCGCCGGAGAGCTCCCCGCGGTAGCCGATGCCGCGGAGATAGTGGTTGTTGCGGGCGCTGGAGCCGATGTCGCGGGTGTAGACGGCCATGCGGGCTATGGAGAACTGCGACTGCGGGTCACCCCACCCGGTGTAGGCGTGAGCGTAGGCGTCGACCAGGTAGCCGATCTGCTTCACGCCCATGCTGATGGCGAAGTCGAGCTCGGCGCCGTCGACGGTGAGGGCCAGGCCCGCGCCGTTGTTGAAGACGGTCAGGGCGTAGTAGTGCCACTGGCCGTCCGGGTAGCCCGTGACGGCCCCGTTGACGCCGCTGACGTTGATCAGCCACGAGGTCGAGCTGGGCGGGTCGACCAGATGGAAACCTAGTTTGCCACCGTTGGTCTCAATGTCCATGTAGGACCCAGAGACGTTGCCGTTGGTGCTGTCGATGCCCTCGGCCAAGCCCATGAACTCGTTGACACCGCTGGAGTTGCGCGCCCAGATCTCGACGGTCGCGCCGGTGGTCGATATGGAGATCGGCCGGTTGACGATGTCGAAAAAGGTGAAGTTGCCGGTGAAACCGCCGGCGTTGGGCGGGTTGGCGGCGTTGCGCTGGTTGATCGTCAACGCCTTGGTGCCGTCGATGTTGGTGTCGCCGCCCCACTGCATCGCCCCGTTGGACGAGTTGGGCAGCTCGACCGGCAGGCCGCCGGTCATGCCGGTGCCGATGGTCGCGGTGGTCATGGAGCTGGTGTTGTCGAACGGGATGGACACCAGCGGGTTGTCGCCGGCGATGGTGGCGGCGTAGGACTGGGTGATGCCGGTCCGGGAGAGGATGCCGAGCGCGTCGACGCACTCGATCTTGCGGATGCCGCGCTGGCCGCCCTTGTCCCAGTCCTGCGGCCACTGCTCGACGTAGCCGACGAACAACCGGTACCGGCGCGGCCCGGTCGCGGTGTAGGCGCTGGCGGTCGCCCCGAACTCGTACTGGACGCCGTCGAGGTAGTAGGTCGGCGTGGTCGTGCCGGCGCCGGCGATGGTCAGCGTGGTCAGGCAGTCGGCCGCGGTGAACGTCACGGTCAACCGGGTCCACACGCCGGTGGTGCTCGCGGTGGCCGAGGTCTTGGTCGCGCCCGAGGCGTCGGGCACCTGCAACTGCACCGTGGCCGTGCCGGTCAGGTAGACCTGCACGCCGATGGTGTGGACCATGCCCGGCACGGTGTCCAACGCCACCGTGGGCCACGCGCCCGAGCTGGCCGAGCCCTGGGTGACCAGCAGGCTGTGCGTGCCGACCCAGGCCTGCGCCGTGCTCTGGGCCAAGGTGGTGCCGCCGGCGGCGGTGAACGCGCCGACCGTGGACTCGAACGAGCTGTCGTAGGCGGCGAACACCGTGGTGTTATAGAGGTTCCCGCTCAGCGGCCAGTACGCGTAGACGCCGATGCACCGGTAGGAGTCGATCGTCTTGCCCCCGCTGTTGAACGGGCTGGCCGTGTTGGCCGGGTTGATCATCTCCAGCGGGTCGATCACCGAGATCGACGCGGTGCCGCAGTCGAACAGGTTCAGCTCGAACTGGCGGCCGCGCTTGATGGTGATCTCGTCGACGACCATCTGCCGGCCCGGCGCCATCAGCGACATCCGGTTCGCGCCGGGCAGGTTGGGCGGCCCCTGGGTGCAGTCGACCTCGACCGAGATCGGCGGCCAGTTCGGGTTGGGCACCGCACCCATCAGACCACCCCCCCGCTCAACCCGTTGGTGGAGTTGTGCTGGAAGTACTGCAAGACCATGGTCTGGAAGGTGTCGAACAGGTCCCGCTCGTGGATCAGCGAGCCCTGAATCGTCGGCGCGAACACCACCGTGGTGCCACCGCCGCCGGCGCCCCCGTTGAGGGTGACCGCGCGGCCGCTGCCGGGCGAGCCGGCGGACAGGTCGGTCGCCAGCTGCAGATCGGCCGAGGGCTGCACGCGGCCGGCGATCATGTCGCGCGAGAGCACGTACTCGCCGCCGTGCACGACCGCCAGCTGCGCCTGGCCGGGCGAGCCGGGCACCCAACCGCCATCGGCGAACCCGAGCATCTTGCCAACCCCGCCGAGGGCGTTGCCGATCCCGCCGGCCGCGTTCTCCACCCCGTGGATCGCCGACATGATCCCGCCGATCACCGACGAGATCCCGTCCGCGATCGGCTTGATCACATGGTCGTACACCCACTGGAAAATCTGTCCGATCGCCTGGATCGCCGCATTCCACATGATCTGGAAATCCCGGACGCGATCGCCGATCCACGAGAACACCTGGCCGATCCCGTCAGCGGCTGGCTTGATCCCGTTTTGCCACAACCACATCGCGGCCGCCTGCACGACCTTGAACTGGAGCACCCACAGGTCGATGTAGGGCTTGATGATGTGATCGACCAGCCACCGGAACACGTCCGCGATCGGCTGGAACACGTTGCTGTTCAACCAGTTCCACACCGTGTTGGCCACGTCCTGGATGCCCGACCAGACCTGGTCCCAGTGGTTGTAGAGCCACACGCCGGCCGCGACCAGCAGCCCGATCGCCAACACGATCCCGCCGGTTGCCAGCAGCATCGCCGCGTTGGCCGCGATCCAGGCCGCCGCGGTGGTCGCCGCTGACACGACGGCGCTGCCGGCCGCCGCTGCATAGGTCGCGATCCGCGCGGCCAGCCACCGCGCCCCCGAGGCGACCTGGTCGGCCACCACCGCGGCGTTGCCGGCCACCCACGCGGCGGTGGCCCGGGCGGCCGAGGTGACCGCGCCGGCGGCCGCGCTCGCGCCGGCAGCCGCCCGGGCGGCCAGCCAGCGCGCCCCCGAGGCGACCTGGTCGGCCAGCATAACGCCGTTCCAGTAGATCCACCGGCCGGCCGCGGCCGCGGCCTGCGTGGCGGCCGCGGCCCCGGCGCCGGCGTACTGGGCGACTTTCTGGGCCAGCCAGATCGTGCCCTGCACGATGTCGCGGGCCATCGCCGCCTGGCTGGTGACGAACCCCTTGAGCGTGGTCAGCGTCCACAGGCTGATCGCGGTCACCAGCACACCGCCGACCACGCCGGCCAGCACCAGCGCGGTCGTCGAGTGCTGCGAGAGCCACTGCGCGGTGTCGGCGAGCACACCGACCGCCGCCTTGGCCACCGGCAGCAGCTTCTGCCCGATGCTGATGCCCAGGGCCTCCATGGCCCCGTTGGCCCGGGCCAGCTTCTGGTTCAGCGTTTCGTTGATCTCGGACATGCCGTTGACGTCCGAGCCGGCGTTCTTCGCCGCGTCCCCGACAGTCTTGACGTTGGCCTTGAACGTATCCAGGTGATCGCCGGTGAGCATCAACGCCGTGGTCAACCCGGTGCTGCCCCCGAGCATCTTCTCCAGCGCCGCGTTGTAGGTCTGGGCCTCCGGCGAGCCGGACCGCAACTGGGCGTTGAACGCCTTGGCGTTGGTCTCGGTGGTCGCGAACTGACTCGCGAGCGCGGCCTGGTCGACCGGGAGGCCCTTGAGCGCCTTGCGCCAGTCGTTGACGCTGATCTTGCCGTCGGCGAACTCCTTGGCCAACCCCTGTAGGGACTTCGGCATCTTCGCGATCATCGCCTGCGCGTCCGCGGCCGCGGCCTTGGACTGGTTGAACGCGTTCATCAGGACCTGACCCGACGGCCCCATGTGGTCGGTGATCGCCTTGGTCAGCATCTCCAGCGTGCCGGTCAAACCGCGCTTGCCCAGGTTCTGGGAGACGTCGTTGGAGTCCAGGCCCAGCTGCGCCATCTCCTTGATCGCCTGCTGGTTGGGGCCTTGCAGACTGCGGATGGTGTTGGCGAGATCCTGGGTGGCCTGCTGGCTGGACATGCCCTGGGCGGTCATCGTCGCAATGGCGCCGCCGACCTGATCGAACCCGAGCTTGGCCGACGCGGCGGTGGGCAGCACCGCCGACAACGAGCCGGCCAGCTCCTCCATGGTCATCTTGCCGGCGCCGACCGCGGCGATCATCTGGTTGGTCATCGCCACGGACTTCTGCCCGGCCTGCTCGGCCGTCACCCCGTAGGCGTTCAGGCCCGAGGTGACCGCGTTGGCCACCGTCGCGAGATCGGCATTCTCGGCCTTGGCGCCCTCGGCCGCGGACTTGAGTACGTCCAGGCCGGCCTTGCCGTGGAACCCCGCGGACTCCACGGTGTACATGCCGGCTTCGAGCTCTTTGGTGCTGTCGCCGACGTCGCCGGCGAGCTTGAGCACGCCGTTACCCACCATGGCGAGGTTGTCTTTCGACTCGCCCGCCGAGGTGGCCAGCCGGGTCTGACTGGACTCGAAGTCGCCGGCCATGCCGACGAACTTGATGCCGGCGGCGACCGCGGCGCCGCCGACCACCGCCAGCGCCGCGCCGCCGACCGCCGCGGCCTTCTGCGCCGAGCTGGCCCCGTCGGTGTTGGCCTTCTCGACCTTCTTGATCCAGCCGACGGCGCCCTGCATCGCCGTCGCGAGCGCACCGATCTGTCCGGTGACCTCGACACCGATCTTCTCGACGCCCACTACAGGCCACCGCGGCGCTTGAGCGCGGCGTCCAGCGCCGACTCGTAGATTCCGGTTAGGCCACCCTCGGCCGCCCGCACACCCGGCTCGAAATAGGGGTACTTCTGTTCGAGCCGGCCCTTCTTGAGGTTGTTCTCGTTGAGCCGGGCGCCGCCGACGCCGACCCAGGCGCTGGTGGTGTTCCCGAGGGTGACCGGCCGAGAGCCGCCCACCCCCTTACGGAGCTTGCCGGTGAACACGCCCGGGCCGCCGCCGCGCGGGCTGTGCTCGGGGCCGCCGAGGTTGACCGGCTCGGCGTAGACCCGGGACCGGCCGCGGTGGTTCCACCGCGGCTTGCCGTTCATGTTCGCCCGGACCGAAGTGACGATCTTCCGCTCGACCTTGCGGATCGCCGTGGCGACCGCCCGGTTGGCGCGGTCGGGGATCGCGTTGAACTCCTTGATCGCGTCCTCGGCGCCGCTGATCACCGTCGAGATGCCGATCACGACGCACCCCCGTTCCCCTGGTCAGGTCTGGTACCGGCGCTGCTCGCGGCGCTCGTCCAGCTCGCGGTAGATGTCGTCGATGGCCAGCAGCCAGTCGTTCAGGCCGGCGGCCTGGTCGTCGAGGCTGCCCGGCCGCGGGAACCGGCCGAACAGCTTGCACAGCCGGTAGATCCGCCACTGCTCCATGGGCAGCAGGCACTCCGGGTAGGAGCGGCCTTCCAGCAGGTGCAGCCGGAGCCGGCTCAGCTGCCGAAAGGGGTGTCCTCGCCGGCCTCCGGCGGCGTCGGGGCCTGGTAGTTCGGGTTCAGCAGCGGCTCCAGCTGCTCGCACGCGGCCAGCAGCTTGCTGTAGGCGCTGCCGGGGATCTCGGCCAGGCCCTCCGGGGTCATGGGCTGATCGAACGGCCAGTCCTCGACCAGCGCGAGAATCATCGCGTCGCGCTGGTTCTCCATGAACTCCGGGTGCTCGATCAGGACCAGCTGCCCGATTCGGCGGGTGGTGGCCTCGTCGAACTCGCTGTTGTCGACGTCGATCGGGATCTCGCCGCGCTGGCGCAGCTCCTCGAGGAACGCCTGCGCGGCGTTGTTCGCCCGCTGCACGCGCCGGCGCAGCTTCTCGGGCACGTCCTCCGGGTCGCGCAACGTCGCCGTGCCGTGCTTGCCCAGGTCCACACTCGTCTTGCTCACGGGGATTTTCCTTGCTGTGTAGAGGGAAACCCGGCCTCGTTACTTGTAGGTGCCGGGGGTGATGGCGTTCTGCAGCGTGACCGCGATCGGCGACGCGCCGCCGGACGGGCCGACGTCGGTGGTGTTGAACCGGCCCTTGAACGTCACGTCGAGCTGCACCCACTTCTTGCCGCGGGCGATCGCCACCGCGGTGTAGGCGGCCTTGGTCATGTGGAACTTGACCTGGCGGGCGTTGACGCCCGAGCCGAACGCGTAGTTCAGGTCGAGGGACGGCTGGGAGTTGTTGATGAAGTTCAGATACTGCGCCTCGTCCTCGACGGTGATGGTCATCTTGCCGTCGGCGGAGACCATGGCGCCCCAGATCTGCCGTGGCGCCTGCAGCCCGTCGACGGCCTGGATGCCCTCGGCGTCCCGCTTCACGGTCAGCTCCATGTCCTCGACGATGTTCGTCGAGGTGCCGCCGAGCGTGACCGCGCCGCTGTAGGCGGCGATCGCGCGCTCGGCGGAGTAGGACGCCGTCGGCGAGCTCGTGGTGGTCTCGGGCAGTCCCAGGCATTTCGCCGAGTAGGTCAGTAGGCCGGCGGCTGAGGCCTTCAGCCCGAACTCGGTGAACACGATGCCCGGGTATTGGCGGGTCGCCGGCCCGTAGGCGTCGGTGATCGCGTACGACGGGGGCTGTCCGGTGCCGGTGTTGAGCACCGATGCCAGCGTGGTGAACGGTCCGGCGGTGTTGATCGCGGTGATCGCCGCAGCCGGGCCCGGTGTGGGGCCGGCGTGGGCGTACTTCAGCGCCGGGACCGGAATGTTGTACGGGCCGGTGCCGGTCGGGGCGCCGGTGGTGGTGACCACTTCGGACAGCAGGCCGGCGTCGATCTGGATCAGCGTTCCCGACGGGATCGACACCGACGAGGACACCGCCGTCGCACCGACGACTGAGGCGGCCGCCAGAGCACCGGTGGGGGCGACCGCCGAGCCGGAGTAGGAGACGTCGCCGAGCACGCCGACGATCGGGAACCCGATGATGTCGGGGTAGGCGTTGCCGTCCCAGTCGAACGTCGTGGTGTAGGGGCCGGGGATGAAGTCCTGGTCCTCACCCATCCACCCGCGCCAGCTCTTGTCCTCCAACATCTTGAGGTCCGGCTTGGGCTTGGGCTCGCCGTTGAGCGCGACGAAGTTGGTGGCCACGCCGCCGCCGCCGTACACGGTCTCCTTGACGATGCCGACCTTGGTGAACAACGGGGGGTAGGGCATCAGGCGGTCTCCTTGCCGCTCCGGCGCGCACCACGGGTGTTCGCCTGCTCCGAACTGGACTGCTCGTCGACGACGCCGGCGGCGACCTGCGCCGCGGCGGCCGCGGTGACGACGTGCTCGCCGTCGCCGAGCTGCGCGCCGACCGGGCCGGCCGGCTCGACGACGCCGCCGGCGGCCGCGGGCTGCTCGTCGGCCTGGTGCTCGGCGTCGGCCTGGTGCTCATCGACGGGCGGGGCGATCGGCTCGCCGGCCGGGCGCTCGGTCAGCGGTGTGTCCGGCTCGATCTCGACCCACCGGCCGTCGCCCGGATTGTCGGCGAGCTCGCGGACGTCGTCGGGGTAGGCCAGCAGGCCCAGGTCGGGGTAGTGGCGGCCGGGGTCGCCGAGGTAGCGCAGACGCATCAGGGACGCTCCTGTGGGTCGGTGAGGATGCCGTGGTAGTCGTGCAGCTTGCGCACGTCCTCGGCCAGAAAACGGTGCCGGCGCGCCAGGTCGCGGTGCTGCTCGCGCAGCGTGCGGTGCTGGGCGCGGGCCTCGCGCAGCACCAGCGTGGAGACCAGCGCCGAGATCAGGTTGGTGTAGTTGCCGCCTGTCAGCTCGAACGTGGTGTTGCCGGTGAACGTCAGCAGGCACACGCCGAGCGCGATCAGCCCGTAGATGTGCAGCGGGCTGGTGTCGAACGCGACGATCGCCTCGAACAGCTTGTCCTGCAAGCGTTTCAGCACCGTTGCCCCCTCACTGGATCGTCTCGAAGTGGATCAGCAGCTCGGCCACGCCGAGCCGGCCCTTGCCGTCCTGCTCCCAGTCGGACTCATAGGAGACCTGCCGGGGGTAGGACCACAGCACCAGGCCGCCGATCGACGGGTCGGTGCGCACCGCGGCCTCGACCGCGTCGACCAGGTCGCACATCCGGTTCCACACGACCAGCTCCTCGTCGCCGCCGCGGAAGGCCTCGACGGTCACCTGGATCTGGTAGGCCTCCGACAGCCAGCCGGCGCCGCCCGAGCCGACCAGGTGGTCCGGGGTGAGCGTGCGGTGCACGTTGCCGACCCACACGATGTCGGCCGGCTCGTTGGTGCCGGGTTTTCCCAGCGACACCAGCAGATCCAGGCCGGGGGCGGCGGTGATGTTGGTCTGCAGCTGGGTGAACAGCGCCGGTCGGACGGCCTTGACACTGCTGGGCGGGACGACGGGCATGTCAGGCCACCCCCGGCGGCCGGCGGTGCGGCTGCAGTAGCTCGACGACCCGGTCGGGGACGGCGAACCCGATCGGCACGTGCCCGTCGCCGCCGTCGCTGCTGCCGCGCCCGGTGCGGCGTCCCTGCTGGGTGAGCTGCCACCAGTGCCGGATCAGCTCCAGCGAGCCCAGCCGGATGTTGTAGGGCAGCGTCGATAGTCCGGCGGTGTAGGACACCTTCACATTCTTGTCGCCGATCGCGAACCTGGCTGCCTGGCCGCCGAACGTGCGGCGCAGCAGCTGCCCGGTGGTGTAGTCCACGGTGAAGGCGAACGCGTTCATCTGCGACCCGAGGGGCTGCTCGGTGAGCAGGAACGCCGACAGGCCGTAGTACTCGTACACCGACTGGATCGAGATCACCGGCTGGCGCGAGAGGACCACGGTTTCGCTGGCGCCGTTGAAGAACTCCACGTAGGACTTGGGCAGCACGGTGCCGGTGAGGTCCTCGACGATCGGCTCGGCGGCGAGGATGAACCCCTGCAGCTCGTCGTCCTGGCTGGTGTCGGTCAGCGGCATGTTCAGATGCGCCTTGACCGAGGGCAGGTCGACCATCAGCTCGATTCCCGACGCGCGGGTTTGGAACTGGCCCTCGCTGGCCCACGAGAAGCCGCTGCCGGTGGCGGTCCACCGGTACAGGTACACCCCGACCTGGGCGACCGCGGGCACCACCGCGGCGTAGGAGCCGGTGCCCTGGTTGGTGACCGCCGGCGTCTGGGTGGTGCCGTCCGGATTGGTCACGGTCAGCGTCACGGTGGTGGCGTTGGCCGGCGTGCCCGAATCGTTGACCACGTTGGCCGCGAGCGGAACGTCCTGGCCCTGCCAGAAGATGTAGGCCACCGGTCACCCCCTTGCCTGCTCAGTGGCCGTAGCGGCGTGCACGCCGGCGGCCGGTGTGGTGGGTGCGGTGGGTGTGCCCGACGTGCCGGTGCACGTGGTGGTGGCCGTGGGCGCCCTTGTGGTGGTGATGCAGCCCGATCCGCCGGTGGTGATGGGTCGCGCGGTGGGTGTGGTGGCCGGCCACGTGCCGCCGCCGGTGGGTCAGGTGGTGGTGCAGGCCCTTGCGGCGCGGCTTGTGTGAGCCGACGTGGTGGTGATGCACCCCCGGCCGATGGGTGCGGTGGCCGGCGCGGGCCGCAGTGCGGTGCCCGCTGTGGTGTGACACGTGCCGCACGTGCTGCTGCCGCCGCAGATGCCGCCCACGGGCCGCGTGCCGCACGTGCCGGGCGTGGGTGACCTGGCCGGCCTTGGCGTGGTGGTGGGCGTGCGCGTGGCGGCTGTGGGCGTGGTGGTGCGAGTGCCCGCCGTGGTGTCCGGACCGCCGGGCGCCGGCGATGTGCGGGCGGGTGGTGACGTGCCGGTGGGCCTGGTGCTGACTGCGCACGCGTCGCAGGTGCCGGCGCAGCGGGTTGTCGGTGGTGACTGCTGCGCCGGCCACCGCGTCACGCCACCGGCGCCGGCGTCGCCGTCTCCGGCGCGGCCGCGGCCTTCGTGGTGCGCTTGCGGACCGCGCCGTAGTAGCCGAGGTCGGTCAGGTCGGCCTCCAGCGTGCGCAGCCGCTGCACCTCCGGCTGGGCCTCGAACACCGCCCGCACCTGCTCCGGGTCGTGCACGTTGTACAGCTTGATGCCCGAGACGAAGTCGGTCTCGGCGGTGGCCAGCGCCCGGGGCAGGTCCGGGGCGATCCGCTCCAGCTCGGCGCGGACGTCCTTGGCGCGGTCGCGCAGGCCCGCCCGCTCGTAGCCGGCGAACTCCTCGACGAGCCCCGCGGCGTAGTTCTCCAGTCGCATGTCGACTGTCCTTCCTGGTCAGATGGCGTTGGACGTGGTGTCCAGCACCGCGAACGTGAACGAGGGGCTGGTGCCGCCGATCGTCCAGGTGACCTGCATGTAGGGCGCCCGAACCGGGATGTTCTTGACCACGTTGCCGACCGCGGACACCGATGCGAACGCGTCGGCGGAGCCGTCGTTGTTGCCGAAGTTGGTGCCGTCGTCGGACCACTGGATGCTCAGCACCAGCGTCGGCGAGGTGCCCGACGCCGCTGTGACTTCCAGCTCCAGCTCGACCGTCGACGCGCCGGAGCCGATCGGGATCGCGGCCGAGGATCCGGTCGCGGTACGTGCCGCCGAAGCGACGATGGTTGTCGCGGCCATGCCGAAACTCCTTGCCAGGTAAAGGGTGTCCGGCGGCCCGACCCCGCAGACGGGCCGCCGGACGATGGGGGGAGGGTCAGAAAGTCGGGGTGACCGCGCCGGTGCCAGTGATGCCGCAGATGGACTGCGGGTAGCGGCCGGCCTGGAAGGACGCGTAGTTGTACAGCCGCACGAACACCGACATGTTCTGCGCGTAGGTCTGCTGGAACGCCTCGGCCCGGATCTGGCCTTCCCACAGCCACAGGTCGTCCATCTTCGCGACGACGATCTCGTCCTGGTTGGTGCCCGCGCCGAGGTTGACCGGCAGCAGCGCGTCGACGTAGACCGGCAGGCCCAGCATCGACCCGACCAGGCCCTGGGAGGCCTGCTGGTCCAGGTTGCCCATGACGTTCATCGGGCCGCCGGCCAGCGGCACGACCAGCGGCCGGCCCTGGCTGTCGGACTGCGTCTCGGCCCAGGCCCACCGGCGCGGGTGCATCAGGATCGCGGTCGGCGGCAGGAACCGGCTGGTGTGCACCAGCTGCACGCCGTTGCCCAGCTTCGAGTACAGGCCGCCGGCGCCGCCCAGCGCCGGCGTGGCCTGCGTCCAGGCCACCGACTGGGTGCCCGACAGCGTCAGGATGCCGGTCAGGGTGCCGCCGGTGCCGCTGCCGCTGATCACCTGCGTGTTCAGCTGCTTGGCGTAGTCGGCGGCGAGGTCCTCCAGCACGATCTCGTCGATGTTCAGCGGCGACTGCTCGATCAGCTGCAGCGCCACCGTCTGGCCGCCGGCGATCGTGACGACCGGGCTGGACACCGAGCTGGTGGTCAGGTCGGTCTGCTGCACGCCGGTGTTCTGGGAGGCCTGCGGCGCGGTCGCGGTACCGGTCAGAATCTTCGGGATGTTGATCTGATCGGTTCCTGCGGGCAACTCGGCCTCGCGGCACAGGTTCGCGGTGATCCGGCCCGGGCGGACGAACTTGACGAACTCCTGTTCCAGCCACAGCGGCGGGACCAGCTCGCCACCGGCGCCGGCGCCGGTGGAGATCGCGCGCTGCTCGGGCAGCTGGCCGTCCTGGGCGGCCAGCCGCTCCAGCGCGTCGGCGCGCATCCGGTTGTTGCGCATCAGCCGCTCGTGCGCGTCCCGGTCGTTCTTCTGCCGGGCCAGCCACATGTCCTTGATGAACGAGCGGCCGCGCGGGCCCTTGACGTAGACCTCGGGCTCGCGGATGACCTGGGTGCCACCGACGACCCGGCGGGACACCTCCGCGGCCTGCTCGTCGCGCACGACCAGGTCGGACAGCTCGGCGACCCGGGTGTCGATCTCGCCGATCTCGGCGGCGATCGCGTCGAACGTCGCGCGCTCCTGCTCGGTGAGGTCGCGCTCCTCGGCGACC